AACAAGTAAATCAAGACTATGTTGTAACTTCTCTAGGCTTAGATTCAAGCGCTGATAAGATTACATGTAGTCGATTAGCCGTAGCTGCAGTCACTTTTAATACTTCACTTTCCTGTAGTACTAAAGGCGCTGTAAGTAATTCTGTTGTGCCATTTGCTGATATTGATTTAGTCTTAAATAAACTAAATACAGCATCTGATGTATCAGTAATAGTGATCGTTATAGTATCTGCATTACCAGAGTCTTCTGATACTAATATAGACTTTATAATAGCAGTGGTTGCTGATGGCACAGTATACAATATTGTAGCTGATGTAGAAGTTAAATCTACTTTTTTATTTACAAATGAATTAGCCAAAGAAATATGCCTCCGCTTCTGCTTCGTCTTTTAAATCTTGTTGATAGGTAGTATTTAATTTTTGCACTATGCTATCCACATCTCTTACAAAAGACTGTTGAGTTTGTTGATCATACTCTCTATCGGGTTGTGTTAATGATTGTACAATTCTAGCCATTATCTTCTTCCATCTGGTTGATAGTCTATTCTAAAAGTACCTACTTTCCAAAACTGACCTGTGCTTGTGTTGTCTATTTTTAAAGAGATTGATCTAGCACGCGCTCGTGTATCTATCTTTTGTGTGCCTGATGTTATTGTAAATGGACCTAAGGAAGAGCTTGCTTGTGTATCATTTGGAAAATCTCTTAAATTTAATGTAACTCTAGTATTTCCTGTTTGTGCTAAAAAATCTGGTATAATTCTTCTTATTTTCATCATAAACTCACCATCACCAGCAAGCCCTTGAGTACCTATATCAAAATCTCCAGATTCAATTGATGCAGTAATTGCAGTTGTCAGACCTTCTTTAACTTGATTTAATCCTGTTTCATGTTCGTAATAAGTTGATGTACCATCACTATTACCATAAACATAATTAGTATCTGTTGTTGCAGTTGTGCCACTTGAATCATATTCTGTTGCATGAGGTTTACCAAATACAGCAGAATCTTGCCATGCGGATCTAGCTAATGTACCACTAGTCCATACTGGTCTCTCGGGACTTGAGTCAAGATAATTGTATGCAACCATTCTATTTACAGTCTCTGAACTTGAACTTGGATAGAACCACATAATTTCACCAAACAAATTATTTAATCCTGCATTGATGTGTTGTTTAGGAGTTGTGTTAATATCGTCAAAAACAAAATCTTCAACTAAACATGGTAATGATTCTAGTTTACCAGTGTATCTAAAAAAACCATTTTCTGACATCCAATAAGCAGCACCATCAACTTCAACAGCTGCATTTTGTCCTATTAATCCACAGTTAGTACCAACTTGTTGAAATGAAAAAGTAAATGGTGGACCAACAAAACGCATAATAAATAATGCAGTATCAGTCCAAATATAAATTGCATCACGACCACGTATTGCTCCCATAATTTTTGATCCATCTGCAAGTCTTTGTGTACCTGCAGTATTGGTTGCACTAGGTGCATAAGTATTAATATCTTCTTGAGACGAAAATCTTACAAACATTTCATCTTTTGTGGATTTTGTTCCAATCGTTGTTTCTGTTCCAAAAAATATTAAGTGACGATCCGGTGTTGATACTAAAGTAAATGCAGAAGCTGTTGGTGCACCGCTTATAATTGTTGCTCTTGTGCTGTTGGCATCTGTTGGATTTGAATTCCATTCAAATGTTTCACCGCCATTAATTGTTGCAATTAGTTTATTACCTAAATTATCTAAAGACCATAAACCTGGTGCAGTTACAATATCTCCTGATGTTGCAGCATTCCATGAAAAAAAGTTTGATGCATCAGTTACCGTTGCACCGGAAGAATGTGTTGCAGCGGTCGTACCAGAAGCACCTCTTGTTAAACCTGATAATGTTCCCCCACTATTTGACGTATATGTAATTAATTCTGTTCCTACAATAACTGTTCCTGAAGATGGGAAAGAAGATGAACTTGCCATTGTTAATGATGTTACACTTGCATTTATTTCTGATGATAGTGTTGATGTAAACTGACCTGCTTGTTGCCCGCCCCATGATCCAAGGCCCCAACCTGTTGTTGCAACTTCAATTGCTGGTCCTACAGGATAATAATGTCTAACACGAATACCACCTGATGTAGATGCTCCTGATCCCGATTCATTAGATCCAGTATCAATTGTGAGTGTCGTATCTGTTGGTATTGACGTTACCATAAATTTATTGTCATTAAAATTACTAGCGCTAAAATTAGAATTAGTAATAGATGAAAAACTATCTAACAATATTATATCAAATTTATTGATATTATGTGCTGAAGAAAAAGTTAATGTAACAGTTGAAGAACCGTTAGTTGTAGAAAAAGCTGATGTTAAAGTTGTAGTAGATTTAATTGGGTGTATGTCATAAAAAATACCACCAGAATAAACATAAAGTATTCTGTTTGTGCCTAATGCTGCATATTTAATACCTGATGTATTTACAAAATGATGGATAGCGGTGTTTCGACCTGTAATATCAACAGACCCTAATTGAGACCAACCACCTATTTTTTCAGGTGAACCATATCTAAAACGAACATTGTCACCACTAACCCATTGGCTTTCACCACCGGTAGATGTAACTTGTTTATTAAAACCTGGTGCAAATTTAACTTTTTGAAGCATAATTTACTCCTTAGGATTATCTGATCTTACTTTATTATAAGCTGTTTTATAAGCATCCCATTTTGTACTGTCTCCATTTATTTCTTTTTCACAGTATGCTTCTGCAAATTTTTTTAAATTAGGGTAAGATCTTTCTCTTTTTCTTGCATAGGTTTTAGCGTTATATGCAGTTTGTAGTTCAGCTTTTTTTGCTGAAACTTGTGACCAAGTAAAATCTTGTGTATCTTTAAAAACTGCAACTCCATTTTCATCAGCACCAGAAATAAATTTAACATTAGATTTATACTCTGTTTCATTAGTAGGTTCTCCATCTACTACAAATCCTGCTGTACTATCTAATTCTTTTATTGCTTTTGCTACGTCTGTCATAATATCTCCTTAAGCTCCTATTTCCATAAGTGTAATTGTTGATGCTGTTCTAAAGTTACCTTCATCATTTTGACTGGTTGATGCTCTATTAATATAAACTGTATTGTTACTTCTAGTTTGAACTTTATACGTTGTCGCTGAAGTGGTTGATGGACTATCCAGGAAAGTCCCACTATTACTTTCTTGAGAATATTCCTCAATTGTCATACCAGTAGAAAATCCTCTACCTCTACTACTATCAGCATCTCCTAGATAAATAACTGTTGAACCTCTTAGCAATCTAAAGTTTGCTACGTTCACTGCTGTAAGACCTTGACCCATTAAAGATATTTGTACAAGAACTTTGTTTGATGATGATGCTGGAGTAATTGCAGCTGATAAACCAATATCAACGTAAGAATTATTTGGGTTACTTGCATAAGTGTCAGTTTTTGTCGATGAAACCACCTGTAAAACTTTTCCTGCTGCTGATATACTTCCAGCATCTATAACTGTAGTTCCATTTGATATAATAGCCATTAGCTTATCTCCTCTAATTTAAATTTATATTTTTTATTGTTAAGTCTGTTTAGTAAGAACAAGTCGTTTGAACCCTCTTGAATAGTCCATGAACCTCTTGTTCCATCAACTTCATTATCTCTTGTTTTAGTATTATTTAAATTTATATCCCCAGTGTATATATCTCTCCATTGTTTAGATGAAGAACCAAGATCATGTGTATCATCAGCAGCAGGTAATATGCTACCAGTTACATCAACACCACCAGATGTTGTTGCTAATTTTATACTGTTATCATAATAAAGATTAACTGCACCATTAGCGATGGCTTTTATCATATCTTCGCCAGTATATCTTTGAATGTAAACTCCATCATTACCTCTTAGATAAAGTCTACCAGTTCCAGTATCATCTATAAAAGAATGACTACCCTCATGATAAATTTCTAAATCACCACTATCACCAAAGATAGCTTTGTTATTATCAGCTAGTTTAATATCATGATTAAATATAGCTGTTCCAGCATCACTACCATCAAGAGTAAGCATAGTAATGTCAGAACTATTATCAGTACCTTTAAATATAATATCGGTATCATTAGCAGCTGCATCGATTGTAATATTACCTGATGAGGTTGTGATATTTACCGCTGCATCACCAGCTGTTATGTCATCTGCTGCTGAAGAAATACCTGCTTGAAAATATGTTTTAAACGTAGCGGCACTAGTCATTCTCATTGTGCCACCGTCATTGTGAAGAATACCGTCACCATCTGCAACTGCTGTAGTTCCTCTTGCAGTTCCACCATCTATTAAATTAATCTCTGCTGCTGTTGCAGTTACACCATCTAATATATTAAGCTCTGCTGCTGTTGATGTTACACCATCTAATATATTTAATTCTGCTGTTGTTGATGTTACTCCATCTAATATATTTAATTCAGCCGCTGTTGATGTTACACCATCTAATATATTAAGCTCTGCTGCTGTTGATGTTACACCATCTAATATATTTAATTCTGCTGTTGTTGATGTTACTCCATCTAATATATTTAATTCAGCTGCTGTTGATGTTACTGTTGTACTAGCTATTGATAAAGCATCTGTTTCTAAAGTTCCATCTACATCTACGTTTCCTGAAATATCTAGTGATCCTGCAATAAGTTGATCAACCTGTAAATCTTCATGGCTTGAACCTAGTTTTAATTCAAACTTAGGACCTGTTGTATTATAGGTAAACGTAGCATCATCACCGCTACCACCCTCTATCGTAATACCTGCACCATTAACAACTGCACCTGTGCTATTACCACTATCTAATACAATATTGTGGTCATTTAGATTTACAGTTGTTGAGTTTACAGTAGTTGTTGTTCCCGATACAGTTAAGTTACCTTCTAGTGTTACATTAGCACCACTAAATGTCATAGCAGTTGTAGTACCTGATTTTATAAGAAGTTCTCCACTATTATTTGTGGCACTACCAAAAGTTGTTCCTGCATCTTTAAAAAATATATCTCCACCATCTGCATCAAGAACAATGTCCGTAGTTGCATCAAGTGTAATAGTAGAACCAGAATCTATTTCTGCAATAACTGGTGTTGTTAATGTTTTATTTGTTAAAGTCTGTGTAGCTACAAGAGATACTAAAGTTGAATCAGCACCATCTGGTAATAACATAACATTTGTAACACCTGCAGAATGTGGCTGTGCCTTTATTTGTTGGCCATGTGAATTAGATTCACAATTAAATTGTATAGCACCTGAATTTGTATTACCTCTAACAGTTACATGCCCTGTACCATTAGGGGCTAATTCTAAATCTGCATTTGATGTAGTAACAATATCGTTACCATTCATATCAAGATTGCCACCTAATTGAGGTGTGCTATCATCTGCAACATTTGATAATGCAGAAGATGTAGCAAGCCCTGAAACTATTGATGATCTTGCAATTTTTTTAAGTCCACCACCTGAAGTATCTACTGCTAAAAATACATCATCATCAGCAACTGTAGATATTTCTGATAGTGAACCTACTGCTACTGAATTAAAGTTTGTACCATCTGCAATTAATAAATTACCTGCAGTGTTTGTACCCATGGTAATGTCATCACCAGATACTGTAAGATCTCCTGATATTGTTAAATTTCTAAAACCTGTTAAATCTTTATTAGAATCTACAATAACTGCTTTTGAGGCAGACACTGTTCCTGCTGTAATTCCATCAACTAAATTTAATTCCGCTGCTGTAGATGTAACACCATCTAAAATATTTAATTCAGCTGCTGTAGATGTAACACCATCTAAAATATTTAATTCAGCTGCTGTTGATGTAACACCATCTAAAATATTAAGTTCCGCCGCTGTAGATGTAACACCATCTAAAATATTAAGTTCAGCTGCTGTTGATGTAATTGCTGTACCATTTATAGCTAGTTTACTTGTTACAACATTGAAAGTACCGTTGTCTTCAATTCTTGCAACTTCTGTTCCATCTCTTTGTTGAAATATTAAATCTTTAGCATCAACAATTGGCTTAATAATTACATCACTAGATGAATTAGATATTCTTAAAATTTCTGTGCCACCATCTAAAAAATTAAAATCACCACCATCAGCATCAAATTTAATATCTCCTGGTGCATCTAAAGTTACATCTGTTGATCCGTTTAATACAAAATCAATGACAGTTGTGCCACCATCTTTTAAAGTTATATTAGCTCCATCTGCATCTAAAACTATGTCTCCTGATGAGTCTAAAGTAATGTCTGTGCCATCATTTGTAATTGTATCAAGAGCTATTGATCCAACGTTTGTAATATTAGCATCACTGAAATCAAGACTTCCTGTAACATCGAAGTCTCCACCAACAGACAAGTTTCCAGCAACTGTTGCGTTAGCACCACTAAAAGTTACAGCAGTAGTTGTACCTGATTTAATTATTAAATTTCCTGATGTGTTTGTAGCACTACCAAATGTTGTGCCACCATCTTTAAAAAATATATCTCCACCATCAGCGTCTAAAATAATATCTGATGGCCCATCTACAGTTATATCACCGCTAGACGTTGCAAGTGTAACTGCGGCATCACCTGTAGAAATATCGTCAGCAGCAACAGAAGTTGAAAATCCTGTATCAACAATGTTTGTTCCATCTGAAAATAATAATCTAGCTGCTTTATCAGTTGTACCAAAAGTTATACCTGTTCCTGATGCAGTTTTAAATTGTACAGTGTAGGCACCACTTGTACCATTTACCACAATGTAAACTTTTTCAATTGAGTCTGGAACAGTTACAATTTGATTACCTGTAATAGTTCCTGTTAGTTTTATAACTGCGTGTCTTGCAACAGATGTTGACTCAGTAGTATCACCGTCTGTAATTGATAAAGCTGTTGTTGCTGCACCGCCAGCAATAGATTTTTCTACATAACCAGCGATTGCTTTTTCTACAATTTGTAAGTTGGTATTAGTTTTATCCCCCCATGTACCGGCATTTTCGCCGGTTGCCATTAGTTCAATACCTAGATCTGAATAACTTGATGCCATAATTTAATTCCTTAAGGTGTTGGTGAGTTAACAGGGATTCTGACTGTTCCATCTGTATAGTCATCTCTTCGTCTTCTACCTATTTGTTCTCCTCCAAATTTTTGTACTTCTTGTTGATACTTTTGTTCGTATAATTGCAGCATGTCAGCTGGACCTTTTAGAAACCCATAAGTTTCTGCTAGGCAACAATATAGCAGACCATTTGGAAAATTTAAACTAATATAATTAGTATCATTGTCTTCCAATAAAGCTGGAGCTGCGTTGTAATGTATTTTGTAAGCAAATGTTGCACTTGGTGTTGGTGACACAATTATAGATCCAGAGTTTGATGAACTCTCTCCAGTTGCTCCTGTGTCTAACATAGCGTAATATTTTGGTGTCCCAGTAGATGTAGTTGCTGAAATATATTCTTCTAAAAATGTTAAATCTCTTTTTTCTAAGTATGTATTAGCACCAGTATATGTAGATCCAGTTGCAGTGTAAACCTGCACTGCTCTAATAAATACGGCTCCAGCTGGTACAGTCACAGTTCCTGTTCCAGATGTAAAATTACCTGTAGATGTTTTTCTATCTGCATCAATAGGCACATCTCTAAAAATTCTGTATTGTGCATTTAAAATAATATTTTCTAATACACTATCTGATAACACAGTAGAACTAACTTCTGTGTAACTTCTTATTTGTGTTTTTAATCCTGATGCACTTAATCCTGCCATATTACGCTGTCAATGTTGCTGGACCAGCCGAACAACTATTGCCTCCTCCTGATATACCACCTGTTGTAGCAGTGTTTGTGTCTACAGTAAAGTGATAGAAATCTGTTGTGTTTGCAATATTACCACTTGAATCTCTTTTACCAACCGTAATAGAATATCCTGCAGCTTTTGCTAAATTAGTTCCTGTAACACCATCAAAACCAACTGGATTTTGAAAAGCATCTGGATCTGATGTTGTATAAATAGGTCCTCTAAATCTTACAGTATCACCTGTTGATCTCCCATGAGATTTTTCAAACACATTTATAATACCTGATGATGCTGCAATCGTTTGAAAAGGATTTGGTCCTAAAGGTCTTGCAACTTCATTTTCAGTTCTAGCAGGTCTTGCATCATATAAACTCTGTGCATCTCCTGATCTTGATCTTAATTCTAATTGAGGATGTTTAGCTTCAAATTCAGATTGATGCACTAAATGACCATTCCATTCTTTGACCATTTCTCTGTATGGAAACTCCATTCCTGATCTGTCTGATATTGCTTTTGCGTATTTTCCTCTTGCTTGTGCCA